TCCATGGCCGAAGTGCTGGCCCGGGCAAACCAAGGCTCCTGAGGAGGACACAACGTTGCTTTCGAACCTCCTCGGGCTCGGTGGGCTCGCCGCTCTGACCTATGGGACCTACGTCGCCGGCGGCGAGGCCCCGGCCCTGTTCGTGGGCGGCTTCGGGCTTCTCCTGCTCGGCGAGGCCACCGACAAGCTGAAGCTCGACTGGCGCGGCATGCCGCGCAAGGTATTGACCGCCGTCGTGGCCAAGCGCGCGGCCAAGCGCGCGGCCAAGAAGCCGAAGGGCTGAGCGAATGTCCCTCGTCCGCTTGGCGGCATCCAACCTGCGCGAGCAGCGCGGCGCATCGGGCTATCTGCCCTGGGGGGATTCTGTCCCGCCGGACAACTCGATGCTGGGTGGCTCGGCCGCCGGCGTCCAGGTCAGCGAGAAGACGGCGCTCCAGGTGGCGGCCGTGTACGGCTCGGTCGACCTCATCTCCGACGCCATAGCAACGCTGCCCGTCAAGGTGCTCAAGGTCGCCGAGAACAAGCCGGCCACGGCCATCGCCGTCCCCACGGTGATCGCCGACCCCTTCAGCGAGATCTCGCCCATCGACTTCAAGGTCCAGGGCACGTCGTCGCTGCTGCTGCGGGGCAACTTCTTCGGCAAGATCATCTCCCGGGACGCCAAGACTTTCAAGCCCACCCAGGTCATGCCCGTCCACCCGGACAACGCCCGGGTGCGCAGGCTCTCCGACGGCATGATCGAATGGCGGTACTTCGGCAAGGTCGTCAACCCGGCTGACGTGACCATCATGCGGGGCCTGTCGACCGCCGGCTCCATCCTCGGCCTCGACCCGATCTCGGCCCTGCGCAACCAGCTCGGCCTGGCGCACGCCGAAGACCTCTACGCCGGCGCCTTCTTCTCCAACGCCTCGGCACCCTGGGGCCTCATCCAGCTCAAGGGCGACTACGACGAGGACGCCGTCCTCAAGATGGCCCGCCAGTGGCAGCAAAACCACCAGGGCATCGGCAAGTCGTTCCTGCCGGGCGTCCTTACCGGCGACGCGACGTGGGTGCCGGTCACCATGACGCCGCAGAACGCTCAGTTCCTTGAGCAAATGCAGTTCTCGGCCTCGGTTATTTCGGGAATGTTATTTAGAGTGCCCCCCCACATGATCGGCATGGTTGACAAAGATACGTGCTTAACTGGTGATATGCGAGTATATACCGAGTTCGGCCCCCGTCTAGTCAAGGATGTTCAACCTGGGACACGGGTCTGGTCCCTGGACGAACTGCAGCAGCGATTCGTGTTAGCCACTGTCACCTCGCAACGGATGACGGGTGTCGACCCGATCCTGACGATACGCACGCGTGGGCGTGAACTGAGAGTCAACGACCGGCACCGCATTCTCGCCCGGCGCAAGTTCCCAGCTCCTCGACCCGGCGTAGGTGGCTACCGTTGCGTTGAATGGCGCGACGTCTGGGTGACTGCCGGCGAGCTCACTGTCGGCGACTACCTCGTGGCGGCCCACGGGCTGCCCGCCTCCGAAGTGCACACGGCTCCTAACGGCCGTCAACTGACACCAGGGTTTATGGAGTTCTGCGGGCTGCTCCTCGGCGACGGCAACATCATGACCGACACCAAGGGCGATCCCTGCGGGGTCACGATCGCTCGTCAACTCGGCGCGCGGTACATGGACGCCTACCGAGCGGACGCCCAAGCCGAGTTTACCCGTGCTGCCATGGGCGGACGCTTCAAGACGGCCAACCGCCCGCAGCGTCCGATCACCATACGAGAGGGCGAGCGCTGCACCCGGTTCTCGTCGCGCCAGGCGGCCGAAGAGCTTACGGCACTCGGATTCCGCGGGACGGCTCACACCAAGTCCGTTCCTAGCTGGGTCTTCACTATCGCCCCCGACCTGCAGCTGGCCTTCCTACGTGGGTATGCCGACGCCGACGGGCACGTCAATCGCGATGGCGAGTTGATCTTCTCATCCGTCAACGCCGACCTGCTTGAGGACATCCGGCACCTGTGCATCGGTCTCGGGGTCCCAGCAGGAACTATCTACGACTACGCGACCGAGCCAAGCGGCGTCGTTGCCGGTCGCTCCTACGCCCGGACGCCCATCATGTTCCAGCTCGGGTGCTACGACGCTCGGTCCAATCTGCGCATCGGGTCGCACGATCCCGAGGACCTCCGACGCCTTACGAACGCAGTAAAGGCTGGGCGGCGCAATCGTTACAGTCCCGACTTCGAGGGAAGGGGAGGGAGCACAGCCTCCCGGCCTGGCACCGGCTTCGCCATAGCGGGCGCGATCCTGCACCGGATCACGTCGATAACGACTTCCGACCTGGCCGAACCCGTCTATGACCTTAGTGTTGACGGCACACACACCTTCCTGGCGGACGGCCTCGTTGTCCACAACAGCTGGGGCGCAGGAATAGAACAACAAGAACAGGGCTTCGTAACCAACACGCTGCTGGGCAAAATACGCCGCTGGGAACACCTGATGTCGTCGTGGTTGCCCGTCACGAACGTGGTCATGCTGGACCTCTCGCACCGGCTGCGGGGCGACTCGCTGCAGCGGTGGCAGCGGTACCAGATCGCCCGGATAATCGGCGCGATGAACAATGCCGAGATACGCAACGCCGAGGGCTTGCCGCTCGTCGACGACGAGTCGCTGAACGCCTACGACGCCCCGCTCAACTCGTCGCCAATGCACGTCTCGGGCCCGAACGGCCCCGGCGGCGACAAGGCCAACTGATCTGAGGTGAGCAATGCCCGATAACACTCAACTTCCCGATCCCACTGACGGCGACACGGCCGAAGAGCCAGCGGCCACGATGCCGGCCGCGCCGCGCAAGGCGGACCGCTCCTTCCGGGCCGAGTACGGCACCGACAGGAACGTGGCCGAGTACCGGGTGGCGCCTCGCAGCCAGTTCGAGCTCCGGGAGGTACCCAACGGTACCGGGGGAACGAACCTCAAGTTCACCGGCTTCGCCTCGGTCACCTGTGCCGACCACGACGACGAGAGCGCCGCCTACGAGATGGAGGACTGGTGCGGGCCCTGGCTGGAATCGATCCTGACAGGGGCTTTCAAGAAGACCCTCGGCGAGAGCTGCGACACGGCCTTCCTAATCAACCATTCCGGAATGACGCTCGCGAGAACCAAGTCGGGCACCATGAAGCTGGCCGAAGAGACGGACCCGACGGCATCGCCTATCTACGGTGTGACGGGCCTCCACACTGAAGCTCTACTCGACCCTCAGAACCTCTACGTGCAGGCAATGCGCTCCGCTGTGGACCGGGGCGACCTCGACGAGATGAGTTTCGCCTTCAGGGTGATGCGCCAGGAGTGGAACAAGGACTGGGACCGCCGCTGGATAAACGAGGTCTCGTTGGATAAAGGCGACACGAGCCTCGTCAACTTCGGGGCTAACCCTCACACGGGCGGGACTGTGGCCCTGCGCCAGCGACGCGGGCCGCTCGGACTGCCAAGCCGGGAGCTCGACCGCTCTGCGCTCGCCTTCCTGTCCGCCATGAAGGAACTGCGGGAAGGCAAGAAGATTTCGGCGGCCACGGGCGACGTGCTGCGCCAGGTGATCGGTCACCACAACGACGGCACGGAGCTGCTGAACAGCCTTCTGGCCCCGAACGACGACACAGAGCCACAAGAGCCCATCGACGACGACAACGACGACGGTGATGGCGATACCGGCGATGACCCGGGCGAGACGTCGGGCACCCTCAGCGCCGGCGACAGCGAGGTCGAGTACCGGAACGTCGGCGACGACGACGATCTTGAATACCGGATCGCCATCCTGCGCCAGAAGGGATGGGCGGCATGACCATGACCTATGGCCAGATCGAGGATGCGCTCCAGGCAGCGATCCGAGCCACGTTGCCCGATGATGACGACGACGACTGCTGGGTCTACGTCTGCGACTTCTCTGAGACGTTCGTCATCTACAACCAGAACGGGGAGTATTTCCAGGACGACTACTCAATGGACGACGAGGGGAACGTGGCACTGGCCGGCTCGCCTGTAGCCGTAAAGCCGGTGACAACCTACGTCGGCCTCGGACGAGGCGGCGAGCAAACTGTACGAGCGATGCTCCAGCAGCGGGGCCTGCGAGTGGCCAGGACACCTCCCCAGATCACGACCCGTGCCGCCGCCGCCGCTCCTCGCGTCCAGGTTGTCAGCGAACCGTTTACCTACCGTCGGGATTCGGTCGACGACCACGGCCACGGCGTCAGCTATCTTCGGGACCTCTTCATGGTCCGTCGTGACCCTGCCGCCAAGGCTCGCCTCGACCACCACGCCGTCGAGATGGTGGATTACCGCAAACGGGCGGCAGAGCGGGCGCGCCGCGCTTTCGAGCGGGGCGCCGAGGAACATGGCTTCCAGTACCGGGTCAACCCGAACCCCACTCAGGGGACAGGCGGCTACTTCACCCCGCCAGCGTGGCTCATAGAGGACGCAGCAACCTATCCCCGTCCCAAGCGCGTACTCGCCAAGCTCGTCAACAACTTCCCGCTGCCCGCCGGCGCCTCGAGCGTGAATATCCCCGTCATGCTGACCGGGAACACGGCCGACAACCAGGCCCCCGGCACTCCGAGCGATTCTTCGGACGTCACCGACACGGCGACCTCGTGCAACGCCATCACCATCTCCAGCATCGGCGACGTGGCGATCCAGATCCTCGAGATGGGGCCCGTCTCGGGTGCCACCGACCACGCCTGGTTCCGTGACCTCTCTGAGGCCTACGACTACAACCTCGAAACGCAACTGATAACGGGTACAGGCGGGACCGGTTCCGCCGCGCAGTTCACGGGCCTCATCAACGTGACGGGCGCCCAGAAGGTCACGTATACGGACGGCTCGCCGACCGGTCACGCTATGTTCCCGTACTTCGGCCAGGCGGCGGCGGACATAGGCAAGAGCCGTGGATTGCCCCCGTTCGCGTGGCTCATGCGGACAGCGCGCTGGGCGTGGCTCACGACCTCCGAGGACACCTCTGACCGGCCGCTCGAGTTCCCCGAACTGATGGGCGCCGACAACCCGCTCTGCCCCGGGGCCATCTCCGGCTGGCCCGTGTGGATGGAGGACTCGATCCCGATCACCCTGGGCGCCGCCGGCAACCAGGACACGGTCATCGCCTGTATCCCCTCGGACCTCTACCTCTTCGAGGCGGCGGCGGTCTCGCACATCGACGTCGAGACGCTTTCGGGCACCCTCCAGGCCCGCTTCACCTACCGCAACTACGCGGCGGCGATCACCGGCCGCTACAGCTCCGGCATTTCGTTCCTCAGCGGCACCGGGATGATCCCGGTCAGCGGCTACTAAGCCCCTCTGAACACCTGCGCCGGGCCGTAGCGGCCGGGCGAGGCCACCACCCGTCCCCTGACGCGTCGGAGCCTCTGCCTGCCCACGCGGCACCACCCAGGGGACCACAAACACCCACCTCTTTCCGAAAGGAAGCCTGCAATGCCCACCGCAACTGACGACCGCCCCATGGTCGACCAGCTCCGCGAGCGCCACAGCGTGCTCGTCGGCGAGCTCGACGCGATGCTCACCGCCCGCAAGGCCGAGCGCGCCGCCGTCGACCCGGCCACCCTCCCCGATGACGCCGCCCGGGCTGCCCACAAAGCCAAGCTCGAGACTGACGAGGCCGGCTTCCGGGCCGTTTTCGGCCAGAAGGAAGCCGAGTGCGACGACCTGCGCGCCCAGATAACCCAGGAAGAGGGCGTCGCCGCACGTCGGGCCGACGCCGCTGCCCACGCGCCCGCCATCCGGGTCAAGTCCGAGCCGCTCACCTACCGGCGTGACAACCAGTCCGAGCGCTCCTACTGGGCCGACCTCGCCGCCAACCACTCCGACAAGTTCGCCGGCGGTTTCCGCAAGCGCACCAACCGCGACGAGGCCCGGGAAAACCTGACCCGCCACGCCATGGAGATGGACGCGCTCTCTGAGAGCCGGCGCAAGGCGCGCGAGCAGCGGGCCCTCAAGCAGATGGAAGAGGCGCTGGCGGCCGAAGGCTACCGCGGCGACGTCTCGCCCACCTGGGAGCGCCGGGTCAACCCATCGACCCAACAGGGCCAGGGCGGGTACTTCACTCCGCCGGACTGGCTGGTCGGGGACTTTATCCCCTACCTGCGCGCCGGGCGGACCACCGCCGACCTGTGCCGCAAGATGATGGTCCCCCCGGGCTATTCCTCGGTGAACATTCCCAAGGTCTCGACGCCGACCCTCGTCCAGGCCCAGGGCGCCAACAACGTGGCCGTCGTGTCCCAGGACATCGCCGACACGTCGGTGGCCACCGGGTTCCGGACCTTCGCCGGTCAGGAAGACGTGGCCGTCCAGTGGCTCGACTTCTCGCCGGCGCACATCACCGACGAGGTCGTCACCCAGGACCTGATGGCGGCCTACAACCTGTGCATCGACGCCAATGTCGTCTACGGCACCGGGGTCGCCAACTCGACTTCGACCCAGGGCGGCCTCGCCGGGCTGTACCCGTACACGAACTGGAGTGCCACGAACGTTGTCTGCACCCAGGGCGCGCCGACCCCGGCCAACCTGTATGGCACCTTCGGCGTTCAGGCCTCGCAGATCGCCCAACAGCGCTACAACCTCGACAACGTCCACTACGTGTGGCATCCCCGTCGTGGTCTGTGGTTCGTGACCGGCCTGGACGGCGCTTCGTCCAAGCCTTTCGTGGAGTCCAGCGGCTTTGCTCCCTGGAACCCCGCCGCCATCGAGGAGATGAGCGTCGCCGAAGGCAAGCTCATGCAGTTCCCCTGGGGGCCATCGGTCCACATCGACAAGAACGTGCCCTCGACCGACAACGGCTCCGGCGCTCTCACCGGCACCTACGACGTCTCGATCGCGGCCAAGTTCGACGATGTCTGGCTCTTCGAGGATGAGCCTCGCACCCGGGTCCTGGACGAGGTTCTGTCCGGCACGCTCCAGGTTCGCTTCCAGATCTACAACTACGCGGGTCTGATCGTGCGCTACGGCGGCTCGGTCGCCATCGCCGCCGGCTCCGGCTTCGCGGCACCCACCGTCAACAGCGGCAGCTTCTAAGCCTCCCGGGCCAGCTCAGCGGTCAAATAACCCTCCTGAGCTGCCCGGAGTTAGTTCGGAAACTTTTCACCCTTCTCGTCTCCCGAAAGGAGAACCGCAAATGCCCGCAGATCTTGTTGGTGCCCATTACCCGGAGCAGAACGTCTTCGACTCCATCTTGGGCCAGCAGCGCAACGCCATCCAGGTCAACATCCCGGTCTACTCGAACCGAGCCATCCTCGGCGGGGACTGGACTGACGCCGCCGCCTCGCTGGTATCGGGCAAGCTGACTCTTGTCCCGATCCCGGTGGACATCGGCGCCACCATCACGAAGATCTCCGTCTTCGTGGGCGCCACGACAGCATCAACCCCGACGCACTCCTGGGCCGCGCTCTATTCCGGCGTGCTCACCACGGCGAAGATCCTTGGCACGCAGTCGACGGACGGTGGCACGACCGCACTGGCCGCTTCCGCTCGCCTCGACTTCACCATCGCCGCCTACACCATCGCGCCAGCCGATGCGCCCTACGGGTACATCTTCGTCGGCGTGTCGGAGACGGCGTCCACGGTGACATCGCTGCGCTCGGCCGCCTTTGCGACCGCCGTGACATACGCCGACTACGCCGACACACCGGCGTTCTTCGGCGGCACTTACAGCTCGGCCTTGGGTGCCGCGGCACCTGCGACCGTGACGCTGTCCTCGGTAACGGCGATCGCCACGCCGCCCATCGTCGACCTCTGGTAAACGCCGTCCGCCCTCGCCGTGCTTCTGCCAAGGGGCGCGGCGAGGGCTTCGGCCATCACAACGATGCGCAACCTCGAAACGACGGCAGCGAGACGGCTGCCGGAGAACACTGACGGCCCGAGGGCCGGCGGGAGGAGAACGATCCACATGGCCCTGTCCAACGACGTCAAGAAGGCCCTTCAGACGCTTCGGAAAGACCTTGACAGCGACGCCTCGCATGCGCGGTGGCTCCTGGACGAGCTCGAACGGCACCTCGGGTTGAAGAGCGACGCGCCGGCAGCTCCGGTCGCCGCCCCGGTTGCCCCTCCGGCCGAACCGGTGCCCGCTGAGGGCCCGGTTGCCCCTCCGGTCGTAGAGGACGGTGCTCCGGAGACCGAAATTGCCGGGCCCTCGCGCCGGGACTGGTAAGTGGCCGGCACCTTCACCCAAACCGGGGGCGCTAACGGCCTGCCGGGAGGGTCACGGACCTTCGGGCCCATCACGATCCAGGGCGCTGTCGTCCTGGGCGAGGTCCTGGACCTCGCTCTGGCCAGCGGGGACAACACGATCGCCGTGCCCCTGGGCGCGGTGGCCGTCGTCGTCATCCCGCCGACCGGTAACACGACGGCGCTCAAGTTCCGCACCAGCCTGAACGCCAGCGACGGCGGCCTGCCGCTCAATGCCGGCCAGAGCACGGGCTACTTCACGTACCAGTTCCCGTCCACGGCGCCGACGTCGATCATCATCACGCCGGCGGGGCCATCTCGGCCTTCACCGAAGTGTGGTTCGTTTGAAGCTCAACGACGGCACCGTGGTCCGCTTCGACAGGGACGAAGGCGGCGTCGAGCGCGTCGTCCTGGTCCCGCCGGAGGAGGCCAAGGTCGTCGAGACCGTCGCCCCGGGCGACTACCTCTCGCCGTTCCCGGTCTATTACGGCTTTACGCGCCGGGACCCCCGCACGATCGCCGGCTCACCGAAGAACGCCCAATGGTTCGACGTGTCGAGCTCGCCCTTCGCCTACTACGCCGCCCTGACACGGTGGTGGGAGACGGCGCTGGTCGAGGGGAGCGACTTTGCCATCGTCGAGCACGACGTCGTCTGCCGGCC